CTTGGGTATCAGAATATACCCTTATGGTATTACCATCCATACTCTTGTTGACTCCCGATGGGAGACTCAAAGAACCATAGAGGTTTTCTATAATATTAGTTGTCTGAACGTCTGGCTCATGGGCTACATTACTAGAATCCCTAGTGGTATAAGTGGTGGTGTAATTCGTAGTTCCCACCGTGACCGTAACTTTATATTCGGTTGTGTAGTCACCATTCTTGACATACACCAGACCCTCGTAGGGTCTTGATGCCGTCTTAGCGGTGCCCTTAGCAACCGTTGTGTTCTTGTTTATAATGTAGGTCTGGTCTGCAATCGTAGTTGCTACCAACTCCTGACTAGGGTTGGATAGACCTGTGAGATATGCTGTGGCAGTTGCAGTCAGGGCCTCTAGCACGACAGCTTCACCCTCAGAATCGTACACGTTGATTGTTGAGTCGTTGATGACTACGGTGTAAAACTCCCCTAACCCATAATCTAAGGTGTGTACAAAACTGTTTAGGGCTAGGCTAGACCCTGCTATCTTAGCTTTATGTACCGTAGGTGGTCTTTTCTTCAAGCCTTTAACTACGGAACTCACCCCATTAAGTTGATGCTCTGCTTGGGTAGCTAGTTTAAAAGCAGAGGGTTGTTGTGATATGCCGTTAATTAGATTTGGTACGGAGGAGGATACATAGGTCATCTAACATTTCCTCCTGTTCTGTTTATTATTTGGTAGGTATCGAATGAATCAAATATGGAAAAGTCATTAACTTCTGCATCCATATCCCGCAGTTCTATGAGTGCGTTATGTTCATCTTGCATATTGAATTGATGTAGGTTACCTAAGCCCATAGTTCTATCTTGTAGAAGTCTGGCTGCTTTAAGTGTTATGTATCGTCTGGCTGCTTCAGGTAAAGAGGTAAAGTCTAATAGCGTGGTTAAGGTTACTGAAAGAGTTCCTTCGGATAGAAAAGAGTTGGTTACTCTGTTGAACATCTTTCCTTCCCTCATAACCCAGTTATCTGTGGCATTCTGGACTGTACCATCTGCCTTGAGTGTGTTTGAGGGTAGGTATAATTCCTTGTTGCTATTGGGGGTTAATATCCACTTTTCATTAGTGTTAAAGTTCCACCCTTTACTTTGAATTTCTCTGGATACTGAATCCAGTAGGTTCTCTGCTATATCCGATTCTACATAGCCAGTTTGTAATGCGTTAACTGGTGCCTCACCTACAGAGGAAAGCATTTCATTTACTGCTTCAAGTCTGCTAGTTGGTAGCATATTGTTTTCCTTGTGGTATAAAAAAAGGCCCCTAAGAAATTAATCAAAGGGGCCTTTCAACTTACTTACTTGTTAGGGAGACAAACCCCCAACGGTTCTTATTATATTGCGTTCAAGCTGATTGCACACGCAGGCTTCAAGATGTTATGACCGCAAGCGTACTTAGCGACCATTAATGTGCCTTGACGTTCAATCTGGTACTCAGACTCAACACCCAAGTCTAATAACTTAACGGTTGCTGCTGCATCCGCTGAGAACATTAGACCACGAACCTTGCTGTAGTTACCGTAGTAAGCACCAGTTCTAGTTGATGTAATTGGTGCGCCATCGCCTGCTGAAGCGGCCCACTTAGCTGCATCAGAGATGTCAACTTGAGGGATGTGGTTAGACATAAGAATCTTAACCCCACCGATAACAGGGATTTGACCTTGTGACAATGAGCCAGAACCACCTACGTCTTTGTTCATGTAAGCTAATGTGTTAACACCTGCTTCAACATTGAACAATGAGTAATACTGGTCTGGTGGTAGTACACAAATCTTATCGCCAGTTACATCTTTCTTATCGAACTCAGCTAGTGCTGCGTAGATAGAAGCCGCAATCTTAGTACCATCAGTAGCATGCGCTGCTGTTGTACCAATAGTTACGTTTGATGTGTAAGTCTCGTCATCAATTACGCCTGCAAGTCCTGCTGCTGTAGCAAGTGCTTTGGTAGTAATAGAAGAAGACTTAGCAATAATACGAGCAATGTTTCTATCCATTTGGTTCGCAAGGGCATTCCCTGCTTCCTTAGAATAAATAGAACGCACATCGTAGTGGTTCATTGCTTCATCAATGTTAGAGATGAACTGAGTGCTGATTAACAAATCATCAACAGTCACAGTACGCTCACCGTGTTTAACTGAATCAGCTTCAATCATTGAACCCGGTGTATGGTACTTAGCTGTCGCTGTACCAACCATTGGGAATGACGCTGACTTACCGTTACTAATCGTGCGAGTACGGTGAAGTGGTAAGAAGATATTACGCTCTTCAAACGCTGTTAAGATTTCGCCTGCATATAACTTGAGAAATAACTCTCTGTTATCGCCTGCTGCGTTTAGTTGCCCTAATCTACTAGGGGCTTGATGTGGTAATGCCATGTTTCTTTTCTACCTATAAAGTATTAATAAAGTGTATGTTTTGCACTTGTGGTCTTCTTTCCCTGTGATTGTCCAATGCGTGATTGGGTCAGAGATACTCGGTAGATTTGCTGTGCGGTTTGCGTCTGTTTAGAAGACGTTAGACTTTGCTAGTTTTCGTGCAACTTTCTCCCTAAAGGCAGGGTCAGTTGAATAGCGTCTGTCTGACATGTCTCTCTTAACTTCGGCTGCAGATGCGTAAGCACCTGTGCTAGATGGGGTTGAATCCCCTTGAACTAAGTTAGGCTCGACTCCTACTTCTGATGCGTAACGAGCATGTAGCCCTTTAACTGCATAGAGTGTTTGGTCGAGACTGTTGCTGTTAACGCTCTGGTCGTAGATTGCAGATTCAGATTCAGAGAGGTTCTCCTGCGCCCAAGTCATCATTTCTCGGTACTGGGCCTCTCCACCGACTTCCTTAAAGACGGTGTTTTGCACTTCATTTACTACAGCGTTTTGACCTGCTATGTGAGCATCCACAATATGTTTCGGAATGCCCATCTTTTCTAAGTTGTCATAACTCTTATCCGATAGCTGACCATCTTCCCAATACTCGGTTGTTAACGATTGGTAGTCCACAGGCTCAGGGGGAGTATCATCTAGGTCTTCCCTTTTGTCCTCTGGGTTTTCACCTAGCTTCTTTTCAAGTTCTGAATAAGCTTTGGCAAGTTCCTCTGGTGACTTGAATTTCTCTGGGAGCCAAGCAGGAGATTCCTCTTCAGTATCAGTGATATTCTCAGTATCTTCCTCCCCCTGTGTCTCCTCAACATCTGGAGCCTGTGCGGTGGGCGCATTGCCATCCGCTTTTGCAACCATCTTGTCAATATATTCTTGGTCTTCCGTTGGTAATTCCGCATGAGTATTGAGTTCATTTAAGTCTGCCATTCATCATCCTTGTTTCATCATCTGTTCTTTAAGTGCGCCACCCATTTCCTTGGATGCGCCCGGTGCTACTTTCATTGCTAATTCTCTTCTGTAGTTGTCTTCAGAGGATTGCGCCATTGCTTGTTGCTCTTGCTGTCGTTGCTCATCTGATTTGATAAGCCCTTTGGTGTCCAATCCTAGTGATGCGCCTAACCTGTCTATGTAGTCTGCGACATTCAGTTCTGATTGAATTACTTCAGGTCCTAAGGGTTGAAGACCCTGTAAGAATTGCGATAGCTTGTTAAGGTCATGCCCTCTACCCAACGCCTCCATACCTGTAGTGATTTGAGGTTTGAGTGTGTCCTTAGGTAACTTAGGTAACTTACCTGTACGCTCTAACCGTTGCAGTAAGAGGTTTATGAGGGGTAGTTGGAACTCCTGTGAAAGTATGGAGTAAAGTCCACCTAATCCACCTTCAAGTTCCTGTGCCATATAACGAATCTCTTCTGCGGTTACTCGCTCTCCTTTACGTTGGATTGCGGTATTGAGCATGAAGGCGTATGCCATGCGTTCTTCAATCTTAGCGGTAGCATCAAGTGCAACTCTGAAGTCGTTGTGTTTCTCAACTCTTAACGTGGATACGTCCTGTGCTGCCCCCTGTACGATAGCCCCATTAGGTGCTTGCGCTAGGGTTCTAGCTTTGGTTGTACCATTAGGAGATACCATGAACAGCACTTTAGCTGACGCTGCACTCCCTTCAACGATTGACTTGGATAAAGACTCTAGGGATTGTAGGTCACCAATATATTCCTCAATGAATCCTCGCCCATAATCTTCACCGTCAATGCGGTTGAACCGTAGTGGGATAAATGGGTTCTTGTCTAAAGGGTATGTACCCTGTGAACCCGGTATGGGTTGACCTTTAATTTCTTGGACAACTGTCCACTTGCCTGTGTCTCGTTTGACATAGGTATACAAGTCTAGTGACTTATTGTTATCGCTCGTTTCACCTAGCAACTCTTGGGCTGCCTTAGGCAACATAAGAGGGCTTACGGATTCCTTGGTTATAATCTCAAGAATGTTTCCTGACGCATCTCTCTTGACAACGTAGCGGTCCAGGGAGAAGATTCTTATGCCACCCTTTTTGGGCATGTACACAAGAGCATTCCCTGCTAACACTAATTGCTTGAGTGCTTCAAAGAAAGGTACTCGTAAGGCTAGGGTTTCAATCTCGCCCATTACGGTTCTTTCAATCTTAGCCAACCCCTCTTCTATTTCTCCCTTTGCGGTTTCGTTCTGCCCTATTTCAGCTAAGGTAGCGTCATCAAGGGTCAGGCGAAAGAAGGGTGCATTAGGAGGTAGTAAGGCTACAAGTAGCTTACTGCTGAGATGGTTTAACCCTCTTGCTCCAATGGATTGGAATGGGGTTGGAAACGTAGTGAATCCTGATGAACCCTCAGGAGGGAAGAGGGAAGGAATGGTAACTAATGCTCCATCCCTTGCTCTCTGTAAGAACGATGTTCGATAAGTTTCTAGTTGTTGGTACCTATTTGCAACGGACGCAGCGATTGACTGCTCTTCCATTTATGTTCCTATTTTGGTATTGATAATCCAGACCCAACGGTGGGTGTACTGATTCCTGATACATTCGATGACTGTTTGAATGCCTTCTTGCCTTTCTTCTTTTTAGCAAGAGATTTGGCATTTGACTCTATGTCTAGTGTTGGTGCTGTGTCATCTACTGATGCAATTGCCGCAGGCTTTGCCTGAGGTGGTGGTGGTGGTGGTGGCTTAGGTGAGCTACTGCACATCCTTTATTTCTCCTGTAGTTCTGAGTTTAGTCTGATTAAATAATCTATTACTGACTGTTGGCCCCTGAGGAACGCTATATCAGCATCCGCATCTCTGGGTAACTTATCGGGAAACTGTTCGTGTAAGTCGATTATTAATGAATCAGCTACATGTACGTTCCTACCTAATAGGTTCCTGTGGTCTATACTGTCCATTTATTGCCCACTATATATTGGTTACATGAGGCCCCTCCGGGGTACAAGGACATCTTGATGTTAAATCCCCTGAACCCCTTAAAGGAGTAGCGTTGGCAAGTGTCCTTCTTAGAACATTTAGAGTTACCGCATTTCCTTACGTCCATCCAAAATCCCCTTGCATTCCTGCTGCGTTGTAATCTGTTACTGTACC